TTTACGTGTTTCAACAAAGTCATGGCCAAGACCAACAATATTTGAAACCTTAGCATTAATTGCTGAATAGTTGTATGGAGAAATTTCATAAATAGTTGATAGGTAATCTAGGTTATAAGGAGGCTCAACAAGATCAAACATTGCATAGCCAGTGACTGCTTGCTGCAATAGGTTTTGCTGTGTCTCTGTTCCGTCAAGACCCTGAAATCTTTTTTGTAGATCTCTATTCATCTTGCGACGAAATGCTGGGCTAAGCCCTGAAATTTTTGTTAGATCTTCTCCGCTCACCTTAAATAGGTCAGTAGTTGTTTCTTCTCTGGGAGTATTAAACTTCATCCAGTCCGCCACGTTTGAGACTACAATATCTTGTGAGTCATCATCTTCTACAAATTTTGTCATCTTAGTTTACCTAACTTTTTCATTTCATCTTTATAGTTTCCAATATCCAAAGGATCTGGAACTAGTCCCCACTCAAGTCTTTGTTTTTGTTCTGCAAACTCTTCGTCGTTGATTTTCCGCCTAGCGGAAAGAAACTTAGGCCCGCCTTCATATATGCCGTATGAGCGAACTTCTCTAGCCAAAGCATCGATGAGGGATCTATTTCCCTTTTTGGACGTGACCGAAAGATAATTACCATCATCGTCTCCAATCCATCTGCCGTCAGGCATTTCCCAAACATATATGCCTAGGGTTGATTCATCTTGCAAAATTTTTGTATTAGTCTTCTTGATGTCCATAGACCTTTATTTTACCATTACTTGCTGTCTAAGTCCAGCTTTTTGTCAAGGTGCGTGACAAATTTATATACTTTGTACCACGATCCAGTCGTTATCATAGTATTCTGGTGCTTCTTCTGTCACATTGATAGCTGGATCTACGACTGAAGTAGAAGGTCTTCCACAATATAAATCAAAATGTGTGTCTACTTCTGTAATTGAAAGGGCTCTAGGGTATAAGGCAATATTATTATATAGATTATCTGGCCCCCCAGAAGATTCATAATTAAATTTAAATACTCCCGTAATTGGAGATGCAAATACTAAAACTATGTGGTGAGGCTCTCCTGGGACCAGGAAATTGTTTACATTTGTTTGCGATGTCTTATCTACCCCATTGACGTAAAGAGCGCTTATAGAGGCCTTAGAGACCGTTTGAGAGCCATTCCAGGCATACTTAGTGCCAGAGGCTGCGTGATAAAATAATGTATTTGCGCCATTAGTCTTAGGAGTAAAAAACATCTCTACTGTACTTATATTTAATCCAGTATTAGAATCAAATCCATACCCAGACTTAGCCCTAATTCCATTATTGTAGTGTCTAATTAATGGTGAATAATTTAATGATCCGACTCTAAATTGACTATTAGATCCAATATAACTATTTGAGTTGTCTGCATACACCAAGGATTCTCTATAGAACCTGATTGAAAAATAAGAAAGTCTAGGAAGGAACTTACTAGCATCTGTAGTAGACATTGTGATTTTTATATAAAGTAGCCCACTAGAATTAAATGATCCTTTTGTGTATTGTGGGATAGAGTCTCCATTTTCACACACTACATAATTAGTTCCATCTATACTGGTTTGAACTGTAATTCCTAAGTCGTTCCGCCATTCAATTTTTGAATTTGTCAATCCACTTTCTGTTGGAATAAATAAAAAGTCTTCAATAATTAATGTTTTTGAGATAGCGGTTTCAGTCGGAATAAAGGATACATATTGACCTACTTCATCATAATAAGTATTAGAATCTATTACCTCGTCCCAAGGCTTGGATACACCGTATATGTAATCAAAGTCCACTCTGTTATTTAAATCTGAGCAAGAAAACACTGTGCCATTTTCTGGGTGCGCCACATGAATTGGCTGTATGTAATAATTGCCGTCATTGAAATGCTTTAATATCTTATCTCCTGTTAGCCCATATCTATATACCGCTGGAGCATCTACAATAAAGGAGTCAGACACATTTGAGGTTGGACCAATTTGTAAGTCTAACTGTGTATTAGTAAATTTAAATGAAGAGTCTATAGATTTAATTGCTACCTGCTTACCATCTATAAACAAGCTAATAGAATCAACCGAATAAACTCCTGCTACGTGAATAGCTTTTTTGCTATAAAATAATGCCCATCTAATTTGCTCCGTACTGGAAATTTTAAACACTACATCTCCCTTTTCATAATATAAACCTATGCCGTCTGCAACATCTGCAAACAGAGGGGTTGATGTGGAAGATTGAATATCTTGACTTACCCATAGCTCTAAGGTAAAGTCATTGTCTGAAGAGTATTTGTTTCCTAGCCCATTTGAAACAGATGAGCCATAGAAGTCTTTTGATGTTGGTAGTGTTATATAAGCAGTATTAGTTATTTTGGTTCCTGATCCGCCGCCTGCAATAATTGGCAACATGTTTGATGCGGGAGATCCCACATATGTAGCATTATTTCCACACCCTGAAATATCTGCGGCATTAGTCCCCGAAGTCTCATCCAGTGGCCAAAACCCAATTGGATAATCTTTGATAACCTTCAGTGTATACGTCATAATTCTATTATATACTAACTCTTACCTTTTGAAAAAGAATATGGGCACCATATACTTAGTTCCAGATATTGTTGGCTTTGGATCATGCAAAACTCCTTCTGAGGCAAATACAACTACGCTTCCAGCTTCTGGCTTTAATGATATGCCGTGATCTGGGAATTCTATTTCTCCGCCTTCGTAGTCATCATTTAAATACATAACCATTGAAACAGTAGATGTATGCTCTGCCCCATCGTATGCGTCTACATGCGCCCCCATATGAACACCAACATTATATTTATTTATACCAAAATAAACTGGTAAGTATCCTAGTTCTATTCCAGAACTAGCAGCATACTCTTCACCTATTGAGATTACATTTTGTGTAATCATAGAGCAAAGTTTGGCATTACTTCTATCTGCATCCGTAATGTTTTGAAACATATTTAAAAAGCATTTTTTTAGCTTCCCATAAGAAACATTACTATTTGATGCATTCCACTGTTCCCATTGTGATATTTGAGAAAAGGGACCCTGAAAGGCATCCATATCTTCAATCTCTTTTACAAAGGATATCGGGTCTGCAATAACATTTTTATAGTAATGTATTTCAGGATGTAAAATTTCTTTAATCATATTTACCTTTATATGTTGGAATGTTGCCAACTTCTTGGCCCTTCTTCCACTCCTTATAGGTTTCTTCTTGTTCTGCTCTTGTTTGCTTTAATTCAGATTCCCACTCCGCTATCTGCTCTGGAGTGTAAACAGCATCTGCATTATCCCAAAAGGATCCAACCGTGTATCTTTCTGCATTTTTAACAGTAGTCACTTCATGCTCATTGCCATGCCCACCTTTAAAGAAGGCCAATCTTCCTGGCTTTGCTTTGACCACTATATCGTGATGTTTAAAGTTTAGGTCCCCACCTTCAAAATTATCATTTAGATATAAGAATCCAGCATACTTACTTTTATAAAATGCAGATGGGCTTCCGTCTTCATGTGTATTGTCTGAATGAAAACTAGCAAATGCTCCAATAACCCATTTTTGTGCATGATAGCTTACCTCTGATAGCTCTCTACCAAAACACTCTTCTCCAGCTTTTTTAATTTTTTCCTTTAATTGAGAAAAGTAATCTGATGGCAGCCCAAACAACAATAGGTTATCGTCATGTGGCCAGTAGCCCATGGCAAATGAGCCATAAAAAGAAATTTGGTTCCACTCTAAATGTCCTGCATTTACAATTCCGTCTAGGTATCCAATAATAGACTTACATTCCTCTTCTGTTATTAAATTATCAATAATAAAGACATCGTCTTTTAAAGCTGTTATTTCCATTAGCATTCCTTCTTTTCTGCTTTAGATACAAAATCTAAATGATCTTCTATTTCTTTTTTAGTTGGCTCAACCTTTTGGCCATCTTTAAACACTAAGTTTCCTCCATAAATGTCGGCGTCTATTCTTGCCTGTTCCATTTCGGCCCAACGTTTTGCCCCATACTTAAGCTGGTTAGCAAGCCACTCTTCTGATCCTGCATACGGGTAGATCATAAAGTTTCTAATAAGATACTTGTTACCTCTAGTAGCTGTTCTAACTCCGTGATAATAAGGCTCTCCAGATGGAAATACCATGATGTCTCCAGCCTCTGGTTTATATGCAGGAACAAATTCCCCGTCTACATAAAATTCAATCTCTCCACCTTCATAGTCATCATTGATGTAAACAGTGCATGTTAAGAAAAATTGATTGCCTGGCATGTCTTTTTCGCTTTGCTTAAAATCTGTATGGTACTGCATTGTTAAATTATTTTTTAAAGCGTCTACATTTGTGTGGTATTTACAGAAAGAAGAAGAGCCAAGCTTGCAATCTTCTGGAAGATCAATTTTATACTTATCAATATAATCATCAATTGCTAAGTTATAGGCATCATATACTGTTTCTGCGGCCCAATATTGCAGATCAAACTCTTCATCTTTACCCAATTGATCTTGAACCCCACCTTTAAATTTTGTGCTGGCATAATTACCGAAAGCACTCCAAGGGGTCCATGGGTTAAAGTATTTGTCTCCAGTATTGTTTTCTGTAGATTGAATCACTTCAAATATTTTCTTATGATCTGGTAGTAAGTTTTTGTAAACTTCAATTCTAGGATATAGTGTTTTTGTTACAAGACTCGACATTATTTGCCTCTTCCCAACTTATCTATTGTCCAGAACCACGGAGAAGTGTATCTGGTGCCTTCTGTAATTATATCAACACCGTGAATATAATTTAAATCTCCAGGGAAAAAATAGGCTGCTTTTTTCTTTGGCTTAAAAGCAACTTTTTGTTTAGGGAAATGCAACCTACCACCTTCGTAGTCTTCATTTAAATAAAAGATTGTTCCTAAGTCATACCAAGGGAAGTTACCTGGCTTGCCAGCATCTGGACCTTCATGTAGCTCTTTGTCGGCATGGGGCCATTGCATTGATCCAACTGGCCATCTAACTAGACACGGTCCAGTAGGCGTTACCTCTACATCAAAATGTTCTTCTATAACTGGCTTTAATCTGTTAATGATTACTTCAAGCATTTCTACTACTTCTGGCCCTGTTTGATCTAAGGACTTCTTCGTAGCTACTCGGTCTTTCCAGACATTATGCTGGTAAATAATTGTTCCGTTTTCGTTGTATACATCTTCGCCTGGATCCCAAGTTGTATTATTTTTAGCAAACTCTAGGAGGTAATCACACTCTTCATCTGTTAAAAAATTTTCAACTTCTACTATATTCTCTGGGCCTGCGCCAAAATATCCAGATGGTGTTATAGACGTTCTGTGATCTCTTATGTCGGAAATGTTTTTATCCATTTATTATATCCTTTTCTTATTCATACTTTTTGGGAACCCAAGTTTTTTGCTTATAAACTCCATATTTTACTTTTCCTAAACTATCTTCTCTATAAATTTTTGTATGTGCTTCGTGGCTATTTGCCATTTCTTGTTCTGTAAACAAGTTAAATTCGGAAGACCAATTTTCTCTTTTGTAGGGGAAAATTTGTGCGTAAGGAGTTCCTTTTTTAATTATACCCTGAAAAGTATTTTTTATAAAAAACGGGATAAGCCCTGGGGCCCCGTACTTATCACTAT